ATGGCGAAGACAATGGGTACCGTAGCGATGCTGCGGGCGAGCCGGCGGCTCGAGAATAAGCTTGAAGCACGCGGACGCGTGCTGGTCTGGATAGCGCGCCTCGTCAGCGGCGTGATACAGGGTGTAGGCCTGTTGGCGCTGCTCCAGCTCGCAGGCGTATGGGCGCGGCCTGACGGCGGCGACGCCAGCACCTATTGGATGTGGGTTCTCGTCGCGGTCGCGCTGTGTGGCATGGTCAGCATCTTTCTCCGAGACCGCTTCTCCTATGATTTGGCTTTCGGGGTTATGCGCAATACCCACCGCCTTGTGGGTGACAAGCTGGCAGTCCTCCCGCTCGGCTGGTTTTCCTCCACGGTAACGGGACGCCTATCCCGTTTGGGTGCAGCCACTGTGAACGACCTTGGCAACCTCAGTGCGCACATGGCCACGATGCTCGTCGTCTCATCGACCACGCTCGTGACCCTGCTTGCTGGCCTTTTGTGGTGGTATCCCAAACTAGGCCTGGTTTTCGCTATCTGCCTGCTCGCTTACGCGCTCTTGACGTGGGTTTTGACCTATGTGGATGCCGTTGCTCAAGCGTGTTCCGCACCCGCGGCCGTGGAACTCGCGGATCGAATCGTTGAGTTTTCCGCCTGCCAGGCGATGTTGCGTTCGTGCAACCGCGTGCCCTATTCGCAGTTGGATGACGCCGTGGCGGAGAACCGCCGGCGTGGTTTCAACAGCATGTGGGTAGAGGCAGTCGGCAACTTCTTTGCGGGCATGGCTTCGCAGATTATCTGCGTGGTGATGATCGTCGTCGGTGTTCAGCAGGCCTTCAGCGGTGACCTGTCCGCGCTGGAAGTGGTTGCCGTTATCGGTATTAGCTTGCAGATGGTGCAGTACCTGGTTGACATTTCGAATGCCCGCATGGCGCTTCACCTGATGGGGCCGACGATGGCGACGATCGTCGACGTCCTCGATGCGCAGCGCTTGACGGAGCCGGAGGCTTCTGCGCCCGTGGCCTCTCAGCAGGTCGAGCTGCGCGGAGTGGACTTCTCGTATGAGGACTCCCGCCGGGTTTTGGACGGCGTCTCCTTCGTCGTCCCGCCTAGGACGATGACGGCGCTGGTAGGCCCGTCGGGTGCCGGAAAGACGACGATCGCGCGGCTGATTTGCCGTTTCTGGGATGTCGACGCCGGTGCGGTACTCGTCGGAGACGCGGACGTGCGCGATTTGACGACCGAAGATCTGATGAAGCAGGTCTCCATGGTGTTCCAGGATGTCTACCTTTTCGATGACACCCTGGAGGCCAACATCAGGGTGGGAGACCCGGATGCGAGCGGGGATCGGGTGCGTTGGGCCGCCGAATTGGCCGGCGTGAGCGAGATCGTCGACCGACTCCCGGACGGCTGGCAAAGCCGAGTTGGCGAAGGCGGCACCTCGCTGTCCGGCGGTGAGCGGCAGCGCATCTCGGTGGCGCGGGCGATCTTGAAGAAGGCGCCGATTGTGCTCTTCGACGAGGCGACCTCCGCGCTGGATGCCGAGAACGAGGCTAATCTGACGCGCGCATTCGATTATCTGCGCCAGGAGTCCACGGTCTTGGTGATCGCGCACAAGCTCAACACAGTCACCGCCGCCGACCAGATAGTTGTGCTCAATGACCGCGGGCAGGTTGCCCAGGTGGGCACGCATGAGGAGCTGGTGGGTGTCGATGGCATTTACCGAGAATTCTGGCAGAACCGGGAGCTCGCGTCGGGCTGGAAGATAACGCGCTAGGCCTGCGGGTGACACCCAGGTCGGCATGTTGTGTTCAGTGGCGGATCATGAGATACAGACCCGTACTCCGCGCATTTGCCGGTACACATAACGAGACCTCTTAGCTGAAACCATGTCGTTCGACACGGGTTTTTGAGCTCTATCTGCCAAGATGGTTATGCGTCAGTGTGAGATCACTGTTGTTGGGTGCGGGAATTTGGTGTTCTTGCGCTGCGGGACTGAGGTGGGCTCAGGGGCGGGCTTCGTTTAACCCGCCTCCCGACAGTTCTTTTGAATATACCGGCCACCGATTCATATACGGGTCTGGTAGAGCCCATATTCATGTTTTGTGTCGGGCACCCGGCCGGCTGACAGCGTGCCTGGCTCACCCAGGCGGGCTTATCGAAACCGCATTAGGCTGCTTGGCGCTGTTCTCACCTCTTTAGCCACTTGTCAGCGACGGTAGTAATGCCCCTTAAGGTGGTGTAACTCGGTGGCCGAGATCGCCGCCCTGCAGGATTACCCACTCATGGAACACGCCGCAGGAGACACCAGCCACGTGGCGGATCAGCTTCGGGAGGATCTCGTCCACCCGGCGTCACCCAGGTTGGATGGCCTGCCGCGCTATGTGAACCCGCACGGCAATGAGAACAGGATTGCTGCAACGTTGGACAAGATCGACCTGCTCGCCGAACGGCAACGCCAAGCACGCGAATACCTCGACTGGTTCCTCCCCGCCTGGGGCTTGCTGTCGGAGGATGACAGGTTTGTGCTCGAGGCATTCTTCCTCGGCGACGGCTCACAGGAGGATGCGGTGAACCTGGTGTGTGACCACTTCTACGTCGAACGCTCCACCGCGCACCAAAAGAAGTCGCGGGCGCTGGGGCGGTTGGCGACGGCGTTGTATGGGCCGAGTGGTTTATGAACCCACCCGCCAAAAGGTGTCGGCAAACGCGGATGACTTCCCCCAAACCAGCCCGTAACGTAGTAAGCGGTTGACAACTAGGCCAAGACCCCAGACGCATTCGGTAGCCCGTCTGGGGGTCTTGCCGTATTCGTGGGAGGTGGGTGTGGTGCCGAGGAAACCGAAACGCCCCTGCTCCCAACCCGGCTGCCCAGAACTCACCGACCACCGCTTCTGCCCGGCTCACGCTCGTGCAGAAGACGAGCGGTACCGCAGGCATCAGCGGGACCCGAAGATCAACCGCAGATACGGTGCCCGCTGGCGCAAGATCCGCGCCGCCTACATCACCGCCCACCCCTTGTGTGAGGACTGCCTCGCGGCTAGCCGGTACACGCCGGCGCAGGAAGTCCACCACATCCTCCCTCTCGAACACGGCGGCACCCACGACACCAGCAACCTCCGGGCGCTGTGTAAGACGTGCCACTCGTCCAAGACCGCGCGCGAGGACGACCGCTGGAGGCAACAACCCAGGGTTTACAGCTACTGAGAACGCGCGTGCGCCCGCGTGACGCGCCGAGGTTTGCGACCCTCAACGATGCCCACCTGCACGGTGTTCGCCGTTCTCGGGCCAACCTCGCGGCGTTGTGCGAGGGGTAGGGGGATGTGAATCTCTACCGGGCGTTTGCTCCTCAGCGGGCGGGGCCAACCGCGCACAAAGTCACCGAATCAAACAAGGTATTGACCGCGGCAGGAAGACGATCCCGAACCGGTCCTGTAGGTTGGCTGAGGGATCTTAGAGAAGATGTAAAAAATCGTGCCGGATCGTGAACATTGGCTCGTCCCAGTCAAAGCCAGTTATACGAAGATGCGTATCGAGAAGGTTTGATACGTGCAACCGAGCTTTCTGCTCAGCATCTTGGCTTAGGCTGTTTTCTCCTGAGGGGAGAGAGTCCAATGCTCCACGGAAATCATTCCACCATTGCGGAAAATTGGCTTGGGTATTTGCGTATCGCAATCTGCTTAAATCGAGTGGTCGTTTCTTGCCGGAATATCTCTCGTAGGCTGCACAGTAGGCCAGTTGTTTGAGAGCTATCAGCGTCTGGGAGCCAACATCGAATACAAGTTTTCCGACATCTAGGTGTTCCTGGTACTCAGTCACGACTCGAATGAGGGAATCTTCTAGCCAAATAACGCTTTCGGAAGGGTTCCAGTCGGCTTCTTGCGGGTCGATAAGACGCAGCGAGCCAAGTTCTGCTCGATATTCGTCGATAATTGCCGCAGCTGATGAGATGAGATTTGTAGCTTTCCAGCTACCGTCTAGAGGCGGAGCACCAGATTCACCACGTTGGTACATGGAGACGTGGTTCATCTCGTGAGCGATGGTGCGTAAGAATACGACAGCAGGGTCAGGATTTGTTTGGTAATCAAGCGCAAGCTCGAATATGTCTGCGTGAAGAAGAACTGTCATGGTGTCGCCATCTTGAATCGTCTTCCCTCCGACGACACCAATACCTCGCAAAAGATCATAGGACTTCGCCGCTTCGGTGTCGCCCAACCTTGTTTTTGTTGATTCCACAAAATCACCGGTAATCACAAGGTTTGTTTTGCTCGGATCTTCAGCGATTTCGGTGGCCAGATTGATGCAGATCATCAGAAACTCTGGGAGCGGCGATGAGCTGCTAATGAATTCAGCTAGTTCTGGTTTGATCGATTCAAAATAAACATTTACAAGATTGGTTTCAGACTGGGGCATGGGTGTCTTTCTCTTAGTTAGGTACGTGACGATGGGGGTATCGCACGAGAGCAGCATGCCCTGTCTGCGATGCATCCATACTTAAACGTATCAAGATGTTCCGACATCTCCGTTACTGCTTCCGGCACCCGACGCGACCCCCAAAACAAGCGTAAAAGAGGAAACGATGGCCAAAGACGGCACCAACCGTGGCGGACGCCGCGTGCGAGCTGGCGCGAAACCTGAAGCACTCAACGAGAAGCTCGCTGCAGGTCGACCTGCCACCAGGCTCGCCACTCCAGTTGAGCTCGACGTGTTTGATCTGGATGGCACCGATATCAGGGACGGCGCGGTGCTGGGTGGTGAGCCGATGCCAGAACCAGACGATTACCTAAGCGCGGAGCAGCGTGACGGTAAACCACTGGGTGCTGATCTGGTGTACAAGGAAACCTGGGAGTGGTTGGATGCGCGTGGTTGTACGGAGTTTGTTTCGAAGCGTCTGATTGAGCTGTATGCGCAGGCGTTTGCTCGGTATGTGCAGTGTGAGCAGGCGATCTCGAAGTTCGGTCTGCTCGGTAAGCACCCGACAACGGGCGCGGCGATCGCCTCCCCGTTCGTAGCCATGAGCCAGAGTTTCGGTAAGCAGGCGAATGTGTATTGGTACGAGATTTTCGACATCGTGCGTGCCACGTGTACCACTGATTATTCGGGTGCCACGCCCGGTGATGAGATCATGGAGCGGCTTTTGCAAGCCCGCTCCTAACCAGTTCATGTCTTTTCAGGTTTCGGCCTGCCCGGTTCTCGGGTGGGCCTTCTTCGTATTCGCGTGTTGAAAGGAGCCTTCGCGTGGGGGTTGTTCGAAGTGCTGAATCTGTGTGTATTGGCCATCCTGACAAGCTGTGTGACCTGATCGCTGATCAGATACTTGACGATATCCTCGCCGTCGATTCGAATGCGCGGGTGGCGGTTGAGGTGATGGCCACCGGCAGGCGCATTGTTGTCACGGGTGAGATCACCACCGCGATCAAGCCGAAGCTGCGCGCTTCGACCAGGGCGAAGCTGCGCAAGGCGGGCTATAACCCGAACAGGTTTGTGATCTATGTGTGGGTGCGCCGCCAATCAGCAGATATCGCAGCAGGGGTGACCACCTCTGTTGAGGCCCGTGCCGGTGACGAGTCGGCTTACGCCACGCTCGGTGCGGGCGATCAAGGCACCGTCTACGGGTATGCGACCAACGAGACCGCTCAGCGTCTGCCGTTGCCGCTCGTGCTCGCCCACAATATCTGCCTTCGCCTCGACCAGGCACGCGGCGAGGGAACGATCGCAGGTATTGGCTCTGATGGTAAATCCCAGGTCTCGGTGGTCTATGACGAGCTGGGTATCCCGGTGGGTATTGACACGGTGGTGGTCTCGATCCAGCATGATGCTCACAAAGACCCAGAGGTTCTTGAACGCGAGGTGCGCGCGCTGGTCGTTGCTCCCGCGATTGACAAATACCTGCCTGGAGCCACGCCTGAACGTGTGTTGGTCAACCCGTCGGGACGGTTTGTGACCGGTGGGCCCACCGCTGATACCGGGCTGACCGGGCGCAAGCTTATGGTCGATACCTACGGTGGGCTCGGCCCGCACGGCGGTGGCGCGTTCTCGGGTAAGGATCCCTCCAAGGTCGACCGGACGGGCGCGTACATGGCGCGCCTGATCGCGAAAACCGTGGTGGATGCGCGCCTGGCCGAAGAATGCCACGTCGCTATCTCCTATGCGATTGGTAAGGCTGACCCGGTCGCGTTCCACATCGACACCTTCGGCACCGGTGAGCACCCGGACTGGCTGCTCACCGACGCCGCCCAGGCGATCTTCCCGCTGCGCCCGGCCGCGATCATCGAACGGCTCGGCCTTAGAGCCCCCATCTACGCGAAGCTTTCCACCTACGGGCACATGGGTCATGGCCTGAGCGAGTGGGAATGGACGCTGCCGTTTACCGACAAGCTCACCACGGAGGTGACCCGCCGTGCTCATCAAGCAGCTACCCATCAGTGAGCTCAAGCCCGCCGACTACAACCCGCGTAAGGACCTGAAGCCCGGGGATGCGGACTACGAAAAACTCAAGCGGTCGCTCACCGAGTTCGGTTACGTCGAGCCGGTGATCTACAACCACACCACCGGCCACGTCGTCGGCGGCCACCAGCGCCTGAAAGTGCTCGCTGATCTTGGCCACACTGATGTTGACTGCGTGGTCGTCGAACTGGACGAGACCCGCGAGAAGGCGCTCAACGTCGCATTGAACAAGATCAACGGCGACTGGGATGAATCCAAGCTGGCCCTGCTCATCGCGGACCTGGACGCGGCTGACTTTGATGCCGAGCTCACCGGCTTTGATGACGATGAAATCGCCCAAATGATTGGTTCCCTCGACGATGACGAGGTCACCGATGACGGCTTCGATCTCACGAAAGCGCTCGAGGCCGCATCATTCGTCCAGCGCGGGGACATTTGGACTGTCGGCAGGCACCGGCTGGTCTGCGGGGACGCTACCAACGCAGACGATGTCGCGGTGCTCATGGATGGCAAGAGCGCGAACCTGGTGCTCACCGACCCGCCCTACAACGTGGCCTTCGAGTCCTCCGATGGGCTCACGATCAAGAATGATGCGATGAAGGCCGACTCGTTCTACGAGTTCCTGCTCGCCGCGTTTACCAACATGGCGGGTGTTCTCGACAAGGGTGGGTCGGCGTATGTGTTCCACGCCGACATCGAAGGGCTGAACTTCCGCAAGGCGTTCATCGACGCCGGGTTCAAACTCTCCGGCTGCTGCATCTGGGTCAAAGACTCCCTTGTCCTGGGACGCTCGCCGTACCAGTGGCAGCACGAACCGGTGCTCTACGGGTGGAAGCAAGGTGCCAAGCACAAGTGGTTCGCTGATCGGAAACAGACTACGATCTGGAACTTCGCCAAGCCGCGAAAGAACTCCGACCACCCGACTTCTAAGCCGCTGGACCTGTTGGCCTATCCGATCCGCAACTCCACCCAGGCAGGCGCGATCATCCTCGACACGTTTGCTGGCAGCGGTTCGACGCTGATGGCCGCCGAGCAGACCGACCGCATCGCGTATTGCATGGAGTTGGACGAGAAGTACGCCTCGGTGATTCTGCGCCGCTACGCCGAGGCGACCGGGGACGCGGCCGGGATCACCTGCCAGCGCGACGGCACCCAGTACACGTATCTGGATCTGGTCAAACAGGTTGACCGCAACCGCGAATAAAACCCCGCAATATGCAGGGAAAACAGGGGCGTGAAAATGAGCCGTTGATGAGGGCAAAAACGACTGGATAAGCGGAAAAACGTATGGCTGTATGTACATGACCGAAAGCACCCCCACACCTGGGGGAACCGAGCGAAAAGGACTGGTCATGAGTGAATTACACATCGAAATCAGCGAGCTCATCGCAGCCGGAGTCAACGTCTACGACCCCGAGGAAACCCTGCGGGTTGCCACGGCACGCGGCTACCAGCTGGTGGTGCGCGTGATCGAGTGTGACCCGACGCGTTTCCTCAGCATGGTGGCCGCCTGGTTCGAGAAGGAGGTCGTGGCATGAGCATCCTCGCCTTCACCCCGCACAAAACGGGCAGGAAAAAGCTCGCCCAGCTTCTCGCCGATCACCTTGGCACCGAGGCCACCTATCTGGGCACGCCCTCGTTTGCCTACCAGATCGCAGACGCCACGCTGGATCGGGACTGGACCCTCTACCTGCCAGATGGTATCGAGGCGCAGGCCGTGCTCGAGTCCGCACACAAGGCGGGCTTTGAAACCGCCGACCCGGGCGAGGTGGCGTTGACGGTCACGATGCCCACCACCGGGTGGAGTGAGCGCACTCGCGCCAACCTCGAAGCGCTCCTAGCGGCCAAAGGGCCACTGATCGCCAAGGCCCTGGGCATCCCGGCCACACCCGTGCAGTTCAACGATGACGAGACCGTCTCGTTCCCGTGGTGTGAGTCGATTACGCCGGAGACGGCACGCGAGGCGGTGATCCCGCTTGTGGCAAAGCTCTGCCAGCGCGCCCAGGAGGCAACCCGGATCCGATCCACGCCGCCTGCACCGGGCAATGACAAGTACACGATGCGCTGCTTCCTGCTCTCCCTGGGCTTCATCGGCCCCGAACACAAGCAGGCACGCCGCATCTTGCTGGCAGGCCTGGAAGGCGACGCCGCCTGGCGCACCCCGGCAAGCAGGAAGGAGAACTGACGCATCAATCGCAACGCCTGACCTGCTGGCACCCGGAAACCCTGCCACGAGCGGGGTTTCCCCTCGTCACAAGCCTTGATTCTCCACGGTCTCCGAGTGCTGTAGATCCCAAAAAATAGTGCCTGATCTGGGCAAATACGACTGGATAAGCGCCCGCACCTATGGCTGTATGTACATGACAAAAGAACAGCCCCTCAGGAAAGGACAACAGCCATGAACACCACCGAGAAGCTCACCACCGAAGCCCTGCAGATGCGCGTCGACTCCTACGGGGCGATCCTCGCACACGGCGACTACACGCTGGCCACCTTCGCGACCTGGACCAAGAAAGACGGCTACGGCAACAGCGCCCAGGTCTACCGCCTCATCGAAGCCCCGATCGATGGCTTCGGCCCGAACGCACGCGGCCGCAGCGAATGCGCCCTGGAGCTCATCGCCGAGGCCGACCACCTTTTCGCAGACGCCGGGCATGCTATCGCCTGGGCCCTGACCCAGGTCTAACCCACGTACCAGACGGCCAAGGAGGACACGGACGATGGACGCCACCCGGAACCTGATCACCAACCACTTAGAAATCCCCGCCGACGCCGCCCCGCACGGTGACATCCAGGCCACCGCCGAGATCCCCTTCAGCGTCCTCGACGAGCTCGCCGAGGAGGTCGGGGCTGAAGATCCCCGTCCGCACGCTCAGCCGCATCGGCTGGCACTACACCAAAGCCGAGCAGATCATCGCCCTGGCCAGGAAGCGCGGCCTGTCCGATTGGCGCTACGGCGGCTTCGACACCGACCAGGTCATCGCCGACTTCCGCGCCACCTACTGCTAACCCCACGCGCCGCCCCGACCACCCCAACGGGCAGAGCCTGGCCCTGCACGATTCGTTTCGCCCCATACGGTTGGGGCTTTTCTTATACCCCAGGAAGGAGCACGCCCGTCATGGCCGCCAGTTACACGCCGACCCGGTTCATGGCAGACGGCTCCACCTACAACCAACGCAAAGCTGATTTCGCCGTGGCGTTCATTCAGGCGCTGCGCCACACCAAAGGCCGCTGGGCAGGCACACCGTTCACACTGCTGGGTTGGCAGGAACAGATCGTGCGTGACCTGTTCGGCACCATCAAGCCCGATGGCTACCGCCAGTTCACCACCGCGTATGTGGAGATCCCCAAGAAGCAGGGCAAGTCCGAGCTGGCCGCTGCGATCGCGCTGCTGTTGACCTGCGGGGACGGGGAGCAAGCCGCCGAGGTGTACGGGTGCGCGGCCGACCGGCAGCAAGCCAGCATCGTCTTCGAGGTCGCCGCCGACATGATCCGCCAATCACCGGCCCTATCGAAGCGGGTGAAAATCCTCAGCAGTCAGAAGCGGATCATCTACAAGCCGACCAACAGCTTCTACCAGGTGCTCTCGGCGGAGGCGTACTCCAAGCACGGGTTCAACATATCCGGGGTCGTCTTTGATGAGCTGCACACTCAGCCCAACCGGGCCCTGTTCGACGTGATGACCAAGGGCTCGGGTGATGCGCGCACCCAGCCGCTGTACTTCCTCATCACCACCGCAGGTACCGACACCCACAGCATCTGCTACGAGCAGCACCAAAAAGCGCGCGACATTCTCGCGGGCAAGAAACACGACCCCACCTTCTACCCGGTGATCTACGGCGCGGAGCTGGACGATGACTGGACGGATGAGGCGGTCTGGCACAAAGCCAACCCCTCCCTTGGGGTCACCGTGCCGGTAGACAAGGTGCGGGCGGCGTGCAACTCGGCTCGCCAGAACCCCGCCGAGGAGAACTCGTTTCGCCAGCTGCGCCTCAACCAGTGGGTGAAACAGTCCGTGCGGTGGATGCCCATGCACATCTGGGACGCCTGCGCAGACCCGGTAGACCTAGACGAGCTGGAGGGCAGACCTTGCTACGGCGGGCTGGACTTGGCCTCCACGACGGATATCACCGCGTTCGTGCTCGTCTTCCCGCCCTACGGGGATGACGAGAAGTACCGGATCGTCCCGTGGTTTTGGATTCCCGAGGACAACCTCAAGCTGCGGGTGGCACGTGATCACGTGCCCTACGACCTGTGGCACAGCCAAGGGTTCCTGGAGACCACGGAAGGCAACGTGGTCCACTACGCCCACATCGAACACCACATCCAGTCCCTTGGTGAACGCTTCGATATCCGGGAGATCGCGTTCGACCGATGGGGTGCCGTGCAAATGTCACAGAACCTGGAGGATGCCGGATTCACGGTCGTGCCGTTCGGGCAGGGCTTCAAAGACATGTCCCCACCAAGCAAGGAGCTGATGAAGCTGGCGTTGGAGGGCAGGTTGGCGCATGGCGGGCATCCGGTGCTCGCCTGGATGGTCGACAACATCCATGTGCGCACCGACCCGGCCGGCAACATCAAACCCGACAAGCAGAAGTCCACCGAGAAGATCGACGGCGTGGTCGCCACGATCATGGCACTCGACCGCTCCATCCGACGCGCAGGCGACCACACCAGCGGCAGCGTCTACGACGAGCGCGGGCTACTCGTGCTCTGATCTGTTTAGCGGTTCGTGAGTAGTTGGGCAATTTCGTTTGCTTTAGGGACTCGTCCGGAGACGACGACCTCGCCGTTGATGACCAGTCCTGGTGTTGACATGATGCCATAGGACATGATGTCTGCATAGTCGGTGACGTGCTCGATATCGGCATCGAGGTTCAGATCAGCGATTGCTTTACGGGTTTGCTTCTCGAGGTTGACGCAGTTCCTGCATCCGGGACCGAGGATTTTGATGTTCATTGTTTCACCTTTCGTTGTCTATGAATGAATGCGTTTGAGTAAATCGTCGACACGCTGCTGGATGTCATCGCGAATCCGACGCACCACGTCAAGAGGTTGACCAGAAGGGTCGTCAACTGGCCAGTCCTCATAGTGTTTTCCGGGGAAGATGGCGCAAGTTTCCCCACATCCCATGGTGATCACCCAGTCAGATGCTTGCACGTCGTGAGGTTCTAGACGTTTCGGTTTCCCGTCGGGTTCTAAACCCATTTCGCTTAGAACCGTGAGTACTTCCGTATGGAGTTTGTCAGCGGGCTCTGTTCCGGCGGACAATACCGTGATGTTTGGGTCGGCCTTGGCGCGGGTGATCGCGGCTGCTAGTTGTGAGCGTCCCGCGTTTTGCCGGCAGGCGAACATTATTGTTACGGGTTTCATGAGACTTCCTTTAGGCATAGATGATGTTGAAGAGGTAGCCGACGATGATGATGCCGACAGTGACACTTCCGAAAAAGAGTGCCAGCAGCTGGGGCTTCATGACGCGACGTAGCATGATTCCCTCGGGGATAGACAGTGCGATTGCTCCCATCATGAGTGACATGACGGTACCGAGCGGCATGCCTTTCGCCCAGAGTGCCTCTCCGATGGGAACAACTCCACCGCCGTTGGCGTAGAGCGGGACTCCCAATATGGTTGCCAATGGCACGCCGAGTGGATTATCTGGTCCCACATATGTGGCGAAGAAGTCGGCGGGAATCCAGCCGTGGATCGCGGCACCGATTCCTACGCCAACGATGACCCAGATCCACACTTTGCTGAATATGTCTTTGGCTTCTCCCATAGCCGCGTTGACACGTTCTTGCAGTGTTGGGACGTGGCCGCCAGCTCGGAGCTTGGCGACTTTGGTGTCGAATACTGACTGGTTGACCCATTTATCAAGCTTGAAAAGGCTCAATACCCAGCCAATGGCGATCGCGATGAGGGAGCCTGCGATGAGATAGGCAACAGCGATGTCCCATCCGAATTGAGCTCCGATAAGAATCGCAGCGGTTTCGCTCACCAGTGGTGATGCGATCAGGAAGGTCAGTGTGATGGATAGCGGAATCCCGGCTGCTACGAACCCGATGAACAGTGGAATTGAAGAGCAGGAGCAAAATGGGGTGATGACTCCTAAGGCGACAGCCGTCACCAAGCCAAAGAATAGGCCCTTGCCTTCGAGGAAGTCGCGCGCCTTGTCCATATTGAAACTGGCGCGCAGCATTCCGATGACAAACATCAATCCGGTCAGCAGCAGCAGGATCTTGACCGTGTCATAGAAGAAGAAGTGCAATGATCCCGCTAGGCGCTCCTCGAGGTTCATTCCCAGGAGTGAACCGAAGAACCAGTTCCACCACGGCTCATTAGCAAAGTACAGGCCAACCCACACAAGTGCGGCAACGAGAAGCTTGCCCCACAGTAGCGCATTCGGCTGACGTCTACCCAGCGGGGTGAGAGTCGCTGCATCTTCGCGAGGCTGCTCGGAGTCTATCGACGCCGCATCTTGATTGGATGGTTGTGAACAGCGCGAGATTGCGATGTTTTTCTGCTGAGAGTTGCTCTCGCCTGCGTTGCAACCTTGCTCGCTCATTTATCTTCTCCTCCTTGAGTCTGAGGGTTTGGCAGTGCCTGGTGCAGCCGCTCAATCGCGTCAGGCGTGAGCGAGTAGTCCACCCACCGGCCCCGTCGTTCACCGATGACCAACCCGCAATCACGCAGAACCTTCAAGTGGTAGCTCAACAGGTTGTCAGGGATCGGTGGCTGGGTTTGAAAATCGCAGACACACGAACTGCCCTTGTCAGCAAGTTGTTGCAGCAGGGCTAGCCGGATCGGATCAGCTGCTGCGCTGAGCAGTGCAGCAGCCTCCCCAACTTGTTCTGCGTTGTTCACAATCTCACACTCACTTCAGTCAATATTGAACCAATACGGTTTGAAGTGTACGCCTAGCGGGGAGCCAGTGCAAAGCAACGAACCATCCTCATCGTCGTTCACTCGCAGGAGGTGTCCCTATGGGTTTTCTTGATTGGCTGCGTGGCACGAACAACCGGCCTGTGGAGGATCATGCGATCAGCTCGGGCTATGGCTTCTTCTTCGGTGGCACCACGTCGGGCCGTCCGGTGACGGAGCGCTCGGCGATGCAGATGACGGCCGTCTACTCGTGCGTGCGCATCCTGGCGGAGGCGATCGCCGGGTTGCCGTTGCATGTCTACCGGCAGGGCGCGGACGGGTCGAAGGTGAAGGCTCTCGACCATCCGCTCTACCGACTGCTGCATGACGAGCCGAACCCGGAGATGACCAGCTTCGTGTTCCGGGAAACGCTCATGACCCACCTGCTGCTGTGGGGCAACGCCTTCGCCCAAGTGCTCAGGAACGGGCTGGATGAGGTGATCGGCCTGTATCCGTTGATGCCGAACCGCATGACCGTCGTACGCGACGAGCAAGGCCGCCTCTACTACGAGTATCAGCGCACCTGGGATGAACCGGCGGGCCGCTTCGAAACCGTGCGCCTGTCGCCGCATGAGGTGTTGCATATTCCCGGCCTGGGCTTTGACGGCCTGGTCGGCTACAGCCCGATTGCAATGGCGAAAAACGCCATCGGGCTGGCGCAGGCCACCGAAGACTACGGCGCGTCCTTCTTCGCCAACGGTGCCGCCCCTGGTGGGGTGTTGGAGCATCCGGGCACGATCAAAGACCCCGCCCGGGTGCGCGAGTCGTGGCAGGCGACGTTCGGCGGGGCAAGGAACGGCAACAAGATCGCTGTGTTGGAGGAGGGTATGAAGTACACGCCGATCTCCGTTTCGCCAGAGCAGGCGCAGTTCTTGGAGACGAGGAAGTTTCAGATCAACGAGATCGCCCGCATCTTCCGCATCCCGCCCCACATGATCGGCGACTTGGAGAAGTCCTCGTTCTCGAATATTGAGCAGCAGTCGTTGGAGTTCGTGAAGTACACGCTCGACCCGTGGGTGATCCGCTTCGAACAAGCCATCACCAAAACCCTCCTCGCGCAACGCGAGAAGCCGACGTTGTTCGTGAAGTTCAACGTCGAAGGGCTGCTACGCGGCGACTATGTGTCCCGCATGAACGGGTATGCGGTCGCCCGCCAGAACGGCTGGATGTCCGCGAACGACATCCGCGAGCTTGAAAACCTCGACCGGATCGACCCCGAGGCCGGCGGTGACCTGTACTTGGTCAACGGCAACATGCTGCCACTCGGCCTCGCCGGAGCCTACGCCACCACCCAACCCACCGACGAAGGCGAGCCCGACCCACCGGAGCCTGACGAGGCCGACCCACCTGACGGGCAGCCGCCACCTGATTCTGTACCTGCGTCTGATGAGCGATTTTTGAGGAGGACACGATTGTGAGACGTTTCTGGAACTGGCTCCCACCCGAGCCAACTACCGATGACCCGGATGCTGGCAGTGTCCGGGTTTTGCGTATTAACGGGCAGATCGCCGACGAATCCTGGTTCGACGACGACATCACCCCGAACCTGTTCGCCCGAGAACTCAACGCTGGCACTGGGCCGGTGACGATCTGGCTCAATTCGCCTGGCGGGGACGTGGTGGCCGCCGCCCAGATCTACAACATGCTGCTCGACTATCCCGGACCGGTCACCGTCAACATCGACGGGATCGCCGCCTCCGCCGCGTCTGTGATTGCGATGGCCGCCGGAACGGTGGCGATGACACCCGTGAGCATGTTGACGATCCACAACCCCGCCACGCTGGCTGTGGGTGACAAGGACGAACTCGCCAAAGCCCTGTCCATGCTGGAGTCCGTCAAAGAATCCATCGTGAACGCCTATCAGCTCAAGACCGGCCTGAGCCGGGCGAAGCTGAGCAAGTTGATGGATCAAGAGACGTGGATGGACGCCCGCGCCGCCATCGACCTTGGTTTCGCCGACGAGCTGCTCACCGGTAGCCGCGATCCCATCTTCGACGCCGACAAGAAGCCCGACGAGGACGACGAACCCGAGTCCGACACGCCTGACACCGAGCCTGACGAGCCGGATGAAGACAAGCCCGACGCTGAGCCGGATGAGGACGACGGCAAGCCTGCCAAGAAGGGGCCGCCGTTCCCACCCAAGAAGAACCGCACGGGCGGTGTGGTGTTTGCCCGACGCACCTCGGAGCAGCAGCTCGTCGCCGCCTGCACCCACCACCAACCGGACAACCTGCCTGGTGTGCCCGTTCCTGTTTCTGTTCTGCCTGCTGGCTCTCGTGGTCGGCGGGTTGCTGATTTGTACGCCCAACTGACCAACCGAGTCCACTGAATGAAGGAGAACCTCTTATGTCCACGATGACGATTTCTGACCTGCGCACCAGGCGCGCCCACATTTGGGATCAGGCCAAGGCGTTCCTTGACGAACGCCGCGACACCGCCACCGGCTGCCTGTCCGCCGAGGACGACCAGACCTACGCACGCATGGAAGCCGACATTGAACGGCTGACCGGCGAGATTGCTCGCGCTGAGCGCGCTCAGCGTCTGGATGCTGATCTTGCCCGGGCTACGAATGCGCCGCTGATCTCGATGCCCGGCCAGACCGGAGATGAGAGCGAAACGTCCAAGATGGGTCGCGCTTCCGCGTCCTACAAGCGCGCCTTTTGGGATGCGATGCGGCTCAACGCCTCGCCTATGGAGGTGCGTAATGCCTTGTCGGAAGGGGTTGATTCTGAGGGCGGCTACCTGGTGCCGGACGAGTTCGAGCACACCCTCGTGCAGTCCCTGGCTGAGCAGAACATCATGCGAGGCCTGGCTAACGTCATTCAGACCACCTCGGGTGATCGTAAGATCCCGGTCGTGTCCACCCACGGCAGCGCTGGCTGGCTCGATGAGGGCAAGCCCTACACCGAATCCGACGAGACCTTCTCCCAGATCACGCTCTCGGCGTTCAAGCTCGGCACGTTTTTGAAGATCAGCGAGGAACTGCTCGGCGATTCGGTCTTCGACGTCGAGGCCTACCTCGCCGCCGAGTTCGCTCGCCGCATCGGTGCCGCTGAAGAGGAGGCGTTCTTGGTCGGTGACGGCAAGGGCAAGCCGACCGGCATTTTCGATGCCACCGGTGGTGGCATCTCGGATGTGACTACCGCGAAGGCCGCCGACATCACCGCCGATGAGCTCATCGACCTGCACTACAGCCTGCGCGCACCGTATCGGGCTCGGGCGGTGTGGCTGATGAACGATGCCACCGTCAAGACCGTGCGCAAGCTCAAGGACAACCAGGGCCAGTACCTGTGGCAGCCAGCACTGACCGCTGGTGCTCCGGACATGATCCTGGGCAAGCCGGTGCACACCTCCACGTTCGCCCCCGGGATCAAGGCGGGCGCGAAGACCGTGGCGTTTGGTGACCTGTCCTACTACTGGATCGCTGACCGGCAGGGACGCTCGTTTAAGCGCTTGAACGAACTGTTCGCCACATCCGGCCAGGTCGGTTTCCTCGCCTCCCAGCGTCTGGACGGAAAGCTCGTCCTGCCCGAGGCCGTCAAGATCCTCACACAGAAGGCCGGAGCCTAAAACCCCCGCACGCAACGAATAGGAGGTGGCAGCCATGAACCACTGGCTCATCGACCAGGTCAAAGCCAACCTCATTCTCGACCACGACGCCGACGATGAGCTGATCGCCAACCTGGTGGATGCTGCCACCTCCTATGCTTGCAGCTTCCAGCACCTACGAGGCGACTACTACGAGACTCACGAGATGCCCGGTTCGACCCGGCAGGCGATCGTGATGCTCGCCAGTCACTTCTACGAGTCGCGTGACGGGTCCACGGCCGGGTTCTGGTCCGACAAACCCGATGCCGCCAAGGCCATGTGGGCCGCGGTGAACACGCTGCTGCGCCTTGAGCGCGAATGGAAGGTCTAACCCATGGCAGGTATCGGCAGTATGCGAGAAACCATCGACCTCATCACCTCAGTGGCCCGCAGGGATACTGCGGGATTCACGGGCAGTAGCGAGCAGGTGGTCGCCTCGGTGCGCGCCTACCGGGAGATGAGGCACGCCAGCTCAGCGTGGGTCAACCGTGCCGCCTACACGCAGGCCACCGTCTTATTTCGTATCCGCGTGATCCCCGGGCTCACCGTCTCGGAGGTCATGCACATCGCCGCTGCCGATGGCCGCTACGTCATCGACACCGTCGAGCCCATCGGCGGCTACATCGAGATCCTTGCCCACCGTCTGCAACCGGAAGGAACCCACCATGGCACGCGTCCAGATCCGACTCCCCAATAAGTACATCGACAAACTCGAGGCCACCTCACGCCTGCTGGACACTGCAGCCGACGAAGTGCTGACAGCTGGCGCGAACGTGGTCGAACCACGCATGAAAGCCAACCTCGCATCCGCGATCGGGCGGGCGACCACGATGCCGTCCCGCTCAACCGGCCAGCTCATCGGAGCCCTGGGTGCCACCAGCGTGAAAGTCAACTCACGAGGCGACCACAACGTCAAAGTCGGTTTCGCCGAAAACCGCCGCGACGGCAGATCGAATGCGCTGATTGCCAACGTGTTAGAGCACGGCAGAAGCAACCAGCCCGCCCGCCCGTTTCTGGCACCGACACGCTCTCAGACCAGACGGAGTGTGGTGGAGGCGATGAAAACCGTGCTGGCATCCAAACTCGACGGGATCAGACCATGACCGTCCAGCTGCTGGAAACCCTCACCATGATTGCTGACCGGCTTGATCTGCCGATCGCGGTGAGCTTGTTTAGCGCCTCGCCCGCACCAGTGACCTATCTGGTTGCCACCCCGATCGGCGACACGCTGGAGGTGTTCGCCGACAACACCCCGAGCGTCGAAGTCGAAGAAGTCCGCCTCTCCCTGTTCACAACTGGCAACTACCTGCCCTGGCGCGACACGCTCACCCACGCGCTCGTCGACGCGGGGCTGGTGGTCACCGCCAGGCGCTACATCGGCTTCGAGGACGATACGGGCTACCACCACTACAGCTTCGATATCAGCTGCCACCACCCGTTTTAACGAAAGGACGCAATCCCCATGGCCACGATTGGTCTTGACAAGCTCTACTACGCCACGATTACCGAAAACCCCACCACCGGCGAGGAAACCTACGCCAGCCCGAAACCACTGGCCAAAGCGATCTCAGCGGAACTGTCCGTCGAGGTCGCCGAGGCGATCTTGTATGCCGACGATGGGCCCAGCGAGATCGTCAAGGAGTTCAAATCCGGCACGCTCACCCTCGGCGTGGACGACCTGGGAGCAGAAGCCGCAGCGGCACTGACCGGTGCCACCCTGGATGCCAACGGGGTGCTCATCTCGTCCTCGGAAGACGGCGGCACACCGGTAGCGATCGGGTTCCGTGCCGCCCGCTCCAACGGCACCTTCCAGTACTTCTGGCTCTACCGCGTTAAGTTCGCCCTGCCAAGCACCACGCTTGCCACCAAGGCCGACTCGATCACGTTCTCCACCCCGAGCATCGAGGGCACGATCCTGCGCCGCAACAAGCCAGACGCGAAGGGCCGCCACCCGTGGAAAGCCGAAGCCACCGAAGGTGACCCCAAGGTTAAGGCCGAGATCATCACCGGCTGGTACAAGTCCGTCTACGAGCCCGCCGCCACCAGCCCCGGCAAGTAAAGGAGCACCTCCATGACTGACACACCATCGATTGATGCTGCCGGGCGCAGTGCGACCGTGACGATTGGTGGGAGCGAGTACGAGCTGGTGCTCACCACCAAGGCCACCCGGCTAATCGCCGAACGCTACGGCGGGCTGGACAAGCTCGGAGCCGCGTTGGAGACCTCCGAGGACCTCGGCCAGACACTGACCGAGGTGATCTGGCTGATCACGCTGCTGGCCAACCAGTCGGTGCAGATCCACAACCTCACCCACCGTGACAACCCGCGCCCGCAGTTGACGGAGGACGAGGTGGAGTTGCTGACGGTTCCTGCCGATATCGCCGACTATCGCGGTGCGATCGCCGAGGCACTGCAACGCGGGACCCGCCGTGACATCCTCACCGAGCCAGCCCCAAAAGCGAGCCCGGCAGCGGACGGATAGTCGAATCCGACCGGGCAGTGTTCACCCGCCTGACCTACATCGGTTTAGCCCACCTCGGCCTTCGACAGGACGAGGTGGGCCTGATGGTCTTTGGTGAGCTCCTGGACCTGGTGGACTGCTGGCGGATCGAGACAGGACGAGCGAAACCAGCACGGGTGTGGTTCATCGACGACATCATCCCGCCCGGCATCTAACCCCACTGACAGGCAGGTGAATCCTCATGGCTGACTCATCGTTTGGTCTCAAGATCGGTCTGGAAGGTGAACGCGAGTTCAAGCGGGCCATCACCGACATCAACCGTGAGATGCGGGTGCTGGGCTCGGAGATGAAACTGGTGGCCTCCCAGTTCGACAAGAACGACAAGTCCACCCAGGCACTGGCCTCCCGCAACCAGGTGCTGACCAAAGAGATCGAGACCCAAAAGTCCAAGATCGAAACACTCAAGGTCGCGCTGGAGAACTCGGCTGCGTCGTTTGGGGAGAACGATTCGCGAACGAAGAACTGGCAGATCCAGCTCAACAACGCCGGAGCTGAGCTCAACGAGCTGGAAAAAGAGCTCAAGGCCAACAATGATGCGCTCGGCGAGTTCGGGGACGAGGCCGACGGGGCAGGCGATGATGCGAAAGACGCCGCCAAGGATGCCGGGCATTTGGAGGACGCGGTCGATGATCTCGGCGACGAGATGGACGACACCGGGGATAAGACCCGGATCTTCGGGGACGTGCTCAAAGCGAACCTGGCCGCCGAGGCGATCGTCGCTGGTGTCAAGGGCATCGGCAGGGCGATCGCGAGTATCGGTCGGGGTATGGCCGATGCGTTGAAGGACGGGGTGGAGTACAACGCCCGCATGGAGCAGTACACCACCAGCTTCACCACGATGCTCGGCGATCAGGCAAAAGCCCAACAGCTGGTCAACGACCTGAAAGCTCAGGCCGCGAAGACCCCGTTCGGCATGGAGGATTTGGCGAAGAACACCCAGACCCTCATGGCGTTCGGTATCAGCGCTGACGAAGCTACCCGCAGACTAGGCCAGCTCGGTGATATCTCCCAAGGTGACGCGCAGAAGATGGAGTCACTGACGTTGGCGTTCGCCCAGATGTCCTCGACGGGCAAGCTGACAGGCCAGGACCTCAACCAGATGATCAACGCCGGGTTCAACCCGCTGGAGGAGATCTCCCGCAAGACGGGCAAGTCCATCGGCGAGCTGAAAGAGGAGATGGCCAAGGGCGCGATCAGCGCGGACATGGTCGCTGACGCGTTCGCTTCGGCAACGGAAGAAGGCGGCCGTTTCCACGGGGCGATGGAAGCCCAGTCGAAAACCTTCACCGGCCAGCTCTCTACCATGCGCGACGGCATCGACAACCTCAAAGGCCTGCTCGCCCAAGGGCTGACCGACGCGCTGGCTGGCACGGTCATGCCGATGGTCAACGGGTGGATCGATGAGCTCACGACAGCCTTCGAGCAAGGCGGAGCCCCAGCGTTGATCGACAAGCTCGGCGAGATCCTACAAGAAGCACTCGCGTTCATCGCAGAGCAACTGCCGATGGTCGTCGAGACCGGCATGTCGATCCTGACCGCGCTGCTGGAAGGCATCATCGAGGTGTTGCCGTCGGTTGCTGAGACAGCGGTGATGCTCATCGTCGCACTAGTGGAGGCGATCATCGAGGCGCTGCCGTCACTGTTGGAAGCAGCCCTGCAGATCATCACCACCTTGGTCACCGGTATCGGTGAGGCACTCCCGGAGCTCATCCCTGCGGCCGTGGAGATGATTGTCGCCCTGGTCCAAGGGTTGGTTGACTCTTTGCCGATGATCCTGGAAGCCGCGTTGCAGCTCATCCTCGGGCTCGCACAGGGCCTGCTGGAAGCGATCCCGGTGCTCATTGAGGCACTGCCGCAGATCATCACCTCGATCGTGGAGTTCCTGGTCGGCGCGATCCCGCAGATCATCGAGACCGGTATCGCGTTGTTGACCTCCCTGGTCGAAGCACTCCCGGAGATCATCACCGCGATCGTGACGGTGCTGCCACAAATCATCACCGGCATCATCACCACGCTGCTGTCGGCCCTGCCGCAGCTGATTGAGGCTGGCGTCAAGCTACTCACCGCGCTCATTGGGGCGCTGCCGCAGATCATCAGCACGATCGTGGCCGCGCTGCCGCAGATTATCGCAGCGATCGTCTCGGCGATCGGTGGGGCGATCCCGCAACTGGTCATGGCAGGCGTTGAGCTGTTGACCGCGTTGATTACGAACCTGCCGCAGATCATCTCGACCATCGTGGCGGCGATCCCGCAGATCATCACCGGGATCGTGGGCGCGGTCGGTCAAGGGGTCGGCCAGATGGCCTCTGCAGGCAGCGACCTGGTGCGGGGCTTGTGGAACGGCATCCAGTCGCTGGCGGGCTGGCTCTGGGACAGGGTCACGAGCTGGTGCTCCGACATTTGGGACGGCATCACCGGCTTTTTCGGCATCAACTCGCCGTCCAAGGAAATGGCGTGGGTCGGTGACATGCTCACCCGAGGCCTGGCCGGAGGTATCGAAGACACCGGAAGCCGAGCAGTTGCAGCCGCCGAGGACGTTGCCGCCGACACCCTGGAGGCCATGAGCAGGCTCACCAGCGGTATCGACGTGCCGATCACCGCCAGCCTGGACCCGGTCGATCTGACCCCAACCCACCTGCAACCACCGCCTGCAACCACCACCAGCAGCGCTGTCGGCCAGGAGGCAGGGCGCGGGCTCGAGGTGGCGGGCATCGTCGACCAGACCGCCCGGGCACTGCTGGAGGCCATGGACATCAAGGTCGTGCTCAACGACGGCACGCTGGTGGGCAAACTCGCCCCAGGCATCAACCGCCAGCTGGCCCGTATCAACTCCCACCACACGGTGCTGGCCACAGGAGGAGGCGTTTGATGCACGGTTTCACACTCGACAAGACAGTGTCCTCAACGTCGCTGGGCCTGAGGCTCACCGGCCCGGTCGACCTACCGGTGGCCGAGCGGGCCGCCGACGATATTGAGGTGGCGGGCAGGGCCGGGACGCTGACCCGCCTCGGCGGCTGGCACGACACGTCGATCACGTTGCCGCTCGCCATCACAGGCGGCCTGGCCGCCTACCACAAGGCCACACTGGCGCTGACCCGGGCGGCAACCATTCACCTGTCCCACCAGCCCGGGGCGTTCCACAAGATCAAACACGCCTCCATCAGCCCACTGCGCACGGACATGTCCTCGTGGGGATTCTTCGAGGCACACCTGGCGTGTGAGCCGTTTAGCTACCTCGACTCCGGGCTTGTCACCCACACGCTCACCGCCTCCGGGCAGATCACCAACCCCGGGCTCGTGGATGCAGCCCCGATCATCACGATCAAGGGCACCGGGGCGCTAACGCTGACGATCAACGCAGCCACCTACCGTGTCCAGTCACCGGCAGGGCAGATCACCCTGGACTCGGCCCGGCTTGTCGCACACGTCGCGGGCCGGGTGCAAACCGACGCGGTCACCGGCACGTTCCCGATCCTCACCCCAGGGGTCAACCGGGTCAGTCTCGGTAGTGGCATCTCCAAAGTCGAGATCACCGGGAACTGGCGAAACCCCTAACCAGGCCCATCTCTTTGCTCCCAGTGCGCCCGTAGCCGATTGTTTTCGGCTGCGGGCGCACGTCTGTGAAAGGAACCCCACCGATGCTCACCGTGCATGCCCCGACTGCCACCACGTTCACCGCCACCGGCGAGGGTGTCCTCGACCCTGAACTCATCGACGCCCGTGTCGTTGAGGAGCTCGGCGGAGCCTACCAACTGACCGTCACCTACCCAGCAGACGGGCCGCTGGCATCACAGCTCGCAGTCGAGGCGATCATCGCAGCCCCTGTGCCCGGCACCACCATCCGGCAAGGGTTCCGTATCCACGAGGTCACCACGAGCCTGGACGGGATGTTGGAGGTCACGGCCTTCCACCTGTTCTACGACCTGGCAGGAAACTTCATCGCCGACACCTTCGTCGTCAATAAGACCCCGAAGGCGGCCCTCGACCAGCTCCTGGGTGCTGCGACCACGAAGCACCGGTTCACCGCCACCAGCTCCGATACCGCCACCAGGGCCTCTGCGCGTGTGGTGCGGATGAACCTGGCCGCAGCGATCATGGACCAGGGGTCGGACAACACGTTCGCCTCCCGGTGGGCCGGAGAGCTCACGCGCGATAACTGGCACATCCACCACGCCGCCACACGCGGCACAGATCGTGGGGTCGTGATCCGCGATCGCAAGAACCTCACCGGCTACACCGCCACTGTCGATCTGACGAGCGTGGTCACCCGGATCGTGCCGGTCGGGTTTGATGGGATCACCCTGCCCGAGCTCTACGTCGACTCGCCACACCTGAATGCCTACGCGATCCCGAATATCAAGGTGATGCGCTACCCGCACATCAAAGCGATCGCCGACGCCGACAACCCCCGCGAGGACGAAGTACCTCTGCCGCAGGCACACGCCCTTCTGCGTCAAGCCGCCAAGGCCGAGTACGCCACCAACCACATCGATACGCCTGCCGCGAGCTACACCATCTCCTTCGTTGACCTTGCCTCCACGAGCGAGTACGCCGACCTTGCTGAGCTGGAGACCGTCCTGCTGGGAGACACGGTGACGGTGCAGCACGCCGACCTGGGCGTGTCCCTATCCGCCCGGGTCGTCGGCTACGAATACGACCCGCTCCGACAGGCATATATTTCGGTGGAGTTGGGGTCGGTTGCAGGGAAGTTCACCTCGATCACCCGCCAGATCACCACCGCGCAGACAGCCGCCCAGATGGCCGCTGATCTCGCTGGCGTAGCGCTGGCATCAGCGGACGGGAAATCCACCAACCACTACGGCCCGAAACAACCCGCTGCCGCCCGCCTGGGCGACACGTGGTTCAAGGACAACGGCGAGACGATTGAGATCTGGATCTACCAGCTCACCGACACCGGCGAGCCCGGCTGGGTCGCCCTTGCCACGGACCTCAACCATGCCCAAGTCAGTGCTGAACTTGCCGAGGCTCGCGCTGAGGTGGCGGCCGCGAAAACCGCTGCTGCAGATGCCCAAGCTGCCGCTGCCGCTGTCGCTGCTCGCCTCACCGAAGCCGAAACCGAGATCAGTCAGGCACGCGAGGCAGCCAGCCAGGCCGAAACCACAGCACGGGACGCTGAGGCTGTAGCCGGAGAGGCCGGCGTGAAGGTAGCCGGGCTTGAGAGCTCAGTTTTCCAAGCGCAACACCGTGCCGATACGGCCTACGAGACGGCACGGCAGGTTCAAACCAGTAGTGAGGCCCGGTTCACTGAGCTGGCGAACGCGGATAACAGCCTCGCCTCGTCGCTTTCAATGATGGCCAGCGACCTGAACCTGCGTGTGCGCTCGGGCGAGATCATCTCCCAGATCAACATCTCACCCGAAACCATCTTGATCGCCGGTGAGCGCATACACATCACCGGCCAAACCAGTATCGATAACGCCACGATCACCACCGCAATGATCGCTAATGCGGCGATTACCGACGCGAAGATCGCCAACCTGTCGGCAGCCAAGATCACCACCGGCACACTCGCGGCTGCCCGGATCGCGGCCGGATCGATCACCAGTGACAAGCTCACGATCTCCAACGGGTTCATCACAACAGCGATGATCGCCAACGCCGCAATCACCGACGCGAAAATCGGTTCGTTGTCGGCCTCGAAGATCACCACCGGCGCCCTGTCTGCTGCGCGGATCGCGGCAGGCTCTATCACCAGCGACAAGCTCACCATCAAGGACGGGTTTATTGCAACCGCGATGATTGCGAACGCGGCGATCACGAACGCGAAAATCGCCAACCTTGACGCAGGCAAAATCACCACCGGCACGCTGGGTGCTGGCCGGATCGGGGCGCGTAGTATTACTGCCGATAAGCTTGCCACCAACGCAATCCAAGTAGGTTTGGCTGGATGGAACCAGTCCATCCGTATCAGCCCCACCCAGATCTCGTGGTACAACGGATCCACACTCGAAGGCAGCATCACCTCATCAGGGATGAGTTTCTACTATGGTGCCCGGTTCATTGGCAGAACAGGCCAGCAATACAAAAGTGGTAACACGTCTGTGCGGGGAATCTCGAACTCTCTCGATGTTCAAGGTGATTACATCACCTGGTCGTATATGAAGTCATCGGCCGATGATTCCTACACGACGATGCTGACGTTGGATCCGCGAGGAAAGTTTTACGGCACCACCGGTATTCATCTGGGTGCAGATTTTCGTACCCATGGGCATGATTTCTACACGGCAGGAAACCGCTCGATCGTTCTCCAAGACTGCACCCTAACAGGGAAAGGCACTTTTCCTGGCTGGTCAAGTAGCAACAACTTATCCAAAGTTGTCTTCCACACCTACGACTTGATGGTGGTCACCAACGGATCGTTTTACAACATGTCTCGCCTGTTTGACAGGGTTGGTGACCTGATGAGCCGCGTCAACTCCTTGATCCGTTCGTTGAATCAAGGCTGGGTCAAAAACATTAGTGATGCCGGTGGTGGGCGAATCACCTGGAACTATTTTTCCAACACCGGCCTGCAACCCATGTCCACCAACCTTTCCTAAACCCTAATTTATGAAAGGAGGCCCGATGCGGTTTCTTCTCCCACCGATCTATCTCAAACCCGCAATCGAGCTACTTCAAACGATGCCGCTTGCTGGACCAGCGTCTAGGGCTCGCACCAAACTCATCCACCTTCTCCAGGGCGCCTATGCCAGCTTCGCTGAAGATGAATACGCCCTCGTTACCCAATACGCCACCACCAGTGACGACGGCACACCAGTGTTTGATAGTGATGGCACGTTCACTCTCAAAGACCCCCAGATGGCCAAAGAGTTTCACGACCAACATCAAGCCTTGTTTAATCGGCGTATCGAAGTAGCAGGCCCGACCTATGAACAGCACGCCAGTGACATACAAGCCTTCCTTGATGCCTCACCAATGGAACTTACCGGCATACAAGCTGAGGCCTATAACGTCCTCTACGACGCCATCATCGAAACCCTCGATGAGGATAAGGACAGGCAATGAGCCAGCACATGATTGAGATTCTCCCTGCTGGCACACATACCGCTGATACTACCGGGCCGCCACCCCCACCACAGGAGACTGCGATAGTGGTTGAGCCCATCGAAGCACACCTGGATTTAACAGTCCCGATCCTCGATATTCTCACCAGCCCCGACCTCTAACCCTGTTACCCGCGCCAAGGATGGTGCGGGTTTTCTTTTGTCAACTATCTTCGTAAGAAAGGGACACTGTTATGCCTGTGAAAGCCCTATGGGTTGTCACCCAAACCAGTATCGCCACACTCGCGGCGGGAATCGCTGCGTTTCTCGGAGGCCTCGACGGCCTCATCTATGCGCTTATTGCCTTCGTTGTCGCCGATTACATCACCGGAGTGCTTGCCGCGATCTCGGAGCGGCGCGTCTCTAGCGCGATTGGGTTTAAAGGAATCAGCCGTAAGGTCGTGCTCTTTGCTCTCATTGGTCTTGCTCATCTCCTTGACGTTCACGTTATCGGCACGCCCGGTGTATTACGCACTGCCACCATCGTCTTCTACCTGTCCAACGAAGGCATCTCCCTTGTGGAAAACGCTACCCGGCTTGGACTACCCGTACCTCAGCAAATCCGTGACGCTCTCGAGCTGATCGCTAACCGTCGTGAGCAACGACCACCACTAACCGACCCTGCACAATTGAAGGAGAACAACAAATGAAAAATTGGGACACTCTTGACGCTGACGAGAACCAGATCCTTGCTACACATTTCACGCCCGGCCGGTCAGGACGGCGCATCGACAAGATCATCATCCACCACAACGCTGGCAACCTCACCATCGCTGGCTGCTACCAGGTGTGGCAGACCCGGCCTGCTTCCGCTCACTATCAAGTCGATAGCAATGGGCGCATCGGACAGCTCGTGTGGGACCGGAACACCGCCTGGCATGCAGGGAACTGGGAAGCCAACACCACCAGTATTGGTATCGAGCACGCCGATATCTCCTCTAACCCGTGGCGCATCTCGGATGCCTGTCTCGACAACGGCGCACACCTCGTCGCAGCATTATGCAAGTTCTACCAGCTCGGCCGTCCCACGTGGGGTAAGAACGTGTTCGGGCACAAGAACTTCTCCGCTACCCAATGCCCAGCATCGCTGGCCGGCACTCAGCATGCTGCATATATGGCGCGAGCCCAGTACTGGTACGACCAGATGACCGGCAAAGATCCCGTGCCGAAGCAGCCTGCGAAGCCTGCGCCGACACCCGCACCGTCAGTGAACATCGACGCGCTCGCTGACGCTGTGATTCGTGGCGAGTACGGCAACGGTAATGAGCGCAAGCGCCGCCTCGGGGCGAACTATGCCGCCGTCCAGAAGCGCGTGAACGAGAAACTCGCAGGCAACACCTCCAAGCCGAGCGTGAATATTGATGCGCTGGCGGATGCGGTAATCCGTGGCGAGTACGGCAACGGCGAGGAACGTAAACGCCGTCTTGGTGCGAACTATGCCGTCGTCCAGGCGCGTGTGAATCAGAAACTCGGCTACTAACCCCAACCAGCGATCTGCTGACTACATGGCCCCGCTGCTGCCTCGCTTCGAGGTGGTGGCGGGGCCATTTTTCGTTTTCCTGGCCAAGGGGGAGTGGGTGGTTATAAATCGGTGTGGCTCGAAGCCCTGTCAGTAGAGACCTACTGATGAGGAGAGCGCCGTGGCGAGTGAGATTACCCGTGAGCAAGTGATGGAGCTACGCCGCCGAGGCGCATCGTATGGGCAGATCGCCACCAGTTTGGGCATGTCACGCAACACGGTGAAGTCAATCTGCCGCAGAGCCAACATCACCACCGCCCCGGCAGTCGAGTCTGAGCCTGCAAAGGTATGCGAACACTGCAACGGCCATATCGAGCCAGCGGTAGCAGGGCAAAGGTTCTGCTGCGATGTGTGCCGCCTGGCGTGGTGGCATGCCCACCCGGAGCGGCTCAACCGGCAAGCGATCTACACCTTCACCTGCGCCGCCTGCGGTGAGGGTTTCGATGCCTACGGAAACAAGCACCGCAAGTACTGCTCGCACCCGTGCTATATCCGCCACCGCTTCAACACCCGAGGTGGCAGACCATGACCAGCGAGATCTTCGATGCCGAAGTCGACCTCACCCGCCAGGTCGCCTTCATCGATCAACTTGCTCAGGCCGGTGCGCTCACCGAACAGGAAGCGAACACTGTTCTTGCCCGAATCGCAGACGAGTCGGCAGCTGTGGTGGGGGCGCTGATTGTGCGGGTTCGACTGGATAAAACGCGGGTTTAGAGCGTACATGGATACAACCACTAAACCCCTAGCCAACAAAGGAAAACGAAGGGCGAAAGGAGATTGATGCACGTGGGTGAGATGAGGGTGATCCCAGCAAAACTAGTCCGGCCACAGCGGTTGAAGGTTGCGGCCTATGCGCGGGTGTCCACCGAGCAAGAACGCCAGTTGTCGTCGATCGCCGCCCAAGTCTCGCACTACTCTCATCTGATTCAATCCACTCCTGGTTGGGATTATGTGGGTGTGTTCATCGACGAAGGCATCACCGGCACCTCCACCAAACATCGCGACGGATTCAATGACCTCATGGACACTGCCCGGGCGGGTGGCATCGATGTGATTTTGACGAAGTCGATCTCCCGGCTCGCCCGCAACACCGTTGACCTGCTCGGCACTGTGCGTGAACTGAAAGCCCTCGGGGTGGCGGTGCGGTTTGAGCGTGAACAGATCGACACCGCCACCGCTGACGGTGAACTCCTGCTCACCCTGTTGGCATCGTTTGCGCAGGAAGAATCCCGATCCATGTCAAAGAACGTCAAATGGGGGATCAGGAAGAAATACGCCGACGGATTCATGCACTCGCGCCAACCCTACGGCTACCAATACGTCGACGGCGACCTAGAAATCATCGAGGCCGAAGCCGAGATCATCAGAAGGATATTTGCGGAGTTCCTGGCGGGCATCTCACCCGAAGCCACAGCCGCCCAGCTGAATGCTGAAGGGATCACGCCCAGGCGCGGAGCCAAGTTTCGTGGGAAGACGATCCGTAAATGGCTCGAAAACGAACTCTACACCGGCCGCGTGATTCTGCAAAAGTACTATCGGCCAAAAGTGTCAGAATCGAACTGTCATACCAACACTGGCGAGCTGCCACGCTACCTCGTCGAGGAATCCCACCCGGCGATCATCGACCAAGCCACGTTCGATGCCGTCCAAGCCGAGTTTGCCCGGCGCAGACATCTTGGACGTGGAGCCACACCCTCAGGTGGAACTACCGGGCTCACATCTCGGATCGAATGCTCTGTCTGTGGCAGGTTCTATCACCGTCGCACCAAGAAACGCCGCGCGTCGACATACAAGTTCTGGTGGTGCGAAACCGCCACCAAAGGCAAAGGCAACCCCTGCCGGGCACCACAAATCCGAGAAACCCACCTCACCCGGATCTGTACCCGCGTGCTCGGCCTCGACGACTGGGACGACGAGCACGCGCTCACGCACCTGACAAAGATCGTCGTTAACCCCGACCGCACACTCACCATCCACACCACCAACCGCGAAACACCGGTGACGGTGAGCCTGGACGCGGGGAGCACACGATGACCACGACGCAGATCAGGCGCAAGCGAGTCACCGCGATCCCCGCCACGAAAACACCCGGACACAATGCGGCGCCGGGTCTGGCTCGTCGGCGTAGAGTGGCGGCCTACGCTAGGGTCTCCACCGAAGCCGAGGAACAAGCCTCCTCCTATGCGGCGCAAATCGACTATTACACCCGCCACATTCAATCGCGTAGCGAGTGGGAATTCGCAGGCATGTATGCCGACGAAGGCATCACCGGCACCACCACCAGACACCGCGAGGGCTTCAAAAGCATGATCGCTGACGCCCTTGCCGGAAAAATCGATTTGATCCTCACCAAGAGCGTGTCCCGGTTTGCCCGCAACACCGTCGATACCCTCACCCACGTCCGCCAGCTCAAAGACGCAGGCGTGGAGGTCTACTTCGAAAAAGAAAACATCTGGACCTTGGACTCTAAAGGCGAACTACTCATCACCATCATGAGTTCACTTGCCCAAGAAGAATCCCGCTCCATTTCTGAGAACGTCACTTGGGGTCACCGGAAACGCTTCGCCGACGGAAAAATCATGGTTCCCTACGCCTCACTGCTCGGATACAAGAAAGGCGAAGACGGAAACCTTGCCATCGACGAAACTGAGGCTCCGATCGTGCGGCGCATCTACGCCCGCTTCCTTCAAGGTGCAACCTCACAAACCATCGCCAAAGAACTCACAGCCGATGGCATTGCCACTCCGCGCGGCAAAACTGTGTGGCCGCCGTCCACTGTGCGTTCGATCCTGGCCAACGAGAAATACAAAGGCGACGCGCTCCTACAGAAGAGCTTCACCACCGACTTCCTAACCAAAACCATCAAAGTCAACGAAGGTGAAGTACCCCAATACTACGTTACCGGAAACCACGAACCCATCATCAACCCCGCCACCTGGGATGCCGTGCAAGCAGAACTCGCACGCCGCCAAGGCCGTGGCACCTCCAACACCTACCCCTTTGCCAACAAGATCAAATGCTCCGATTGTGGAGGCTGGTTTGGACGGAAAGTCTGGCACTCCACCAGCAAATACCGCCGCCACATCTGGCGCTGCAACAACAAATACAACAAGACCCACTGCTGCGCCACGCCCCACGTCACCGAGGAGAAGATCAAGAACGCGTTCGTCGCAGCTCTGACCGAGCGCGTCACCGACAACAACGCGCTCGATGACACCATGCGTCTGCTTGATGAAACGGTCTACAACACCCGCGAGCTCGAAACTCAGCAGGCTGAGTTGGGGGAGCGGATCGAAGAAACCATCATGCTGATGAACCAACTCATCACCACCGCAGCATCCACCGCCCATGACCCCGACGACTACGACCGCCGCTACCACGAGCTCGAAAACCGACACCAGCAACTCGAAAACGAGCACCAGCAGATCACTAGCCAGATCGACGACCGGCGCAACCGCCGAGCCCAAGCCATCAAAGTCCGCGACTACCTCGTCACCCAGCCACCCCTCGCATACAGCGACCAAGCCTGGAACACCCTCGTCGACCACGCCACCGTCACCGCTGACGGAGTCATCACCATTCTCATGAAAGATGAGATCAGTACTAGCAAGGACTGAGCCGGACACACCGAGAATTCTGTCGGTGCGCGACCTTAAAATTGGTGCATGGATGTTGCATCATGGATTTCCGCTGGCGCTGCAATCGTCTCAATCCTTGGCGGCGCATTTGCTTACTATCAGGCGAATCTGTCCAAGAAGGCGAAAACCGAAGCGATAGAAGAACGAGAGCGGGCACAACGTGCCGAACAGCGAGCAATCGAAGCAGCTGCAACTGCAGAAAACCACCTGAAAGCGGCGCAGCAACAAGTTCATGTTCTCGAACAGCACCTGCCCGCAATCGCGACGGCAGTCGAGAAATCTGGAACTGACCTTCAGAACTCACTAACTACTGGAGCGACTCATCAGCCTCGAATCGAATGGATCACCGGTAGCCAGTACGCCATCGTCAATCCCAAAGCGACCACGCTGCGAATCGAGAACATCCTCAACAAGGACGCATTCGTCAGACTGGACTTGCGGGCCCCCTTTGAAGTACCGCCATCTTCTCAGGCGACATTCCTTGCTCTTGGAGCATGGCAACAACCGCTACCTGACAATCTCATCCTTGATGAAGTTGGATGTGACGAACCGCTTTACCTAGCGATTCCTCCAAAACGCTGAAACCAGAAGCACCCAGGATGCACCCACCGCGCGTCGTTATGCACCCACCCTCACGACTTTTGCACCCACCTAGAGCCTTGTATCAAAATGAACGTCTAAGTAACAGTAACGAAAGCCGAACGGTGAACAAGCCGTTCGGCTTTCTCATTCGTGAGGCTGAGTAAGTTGTGCTGGTAAGCTTGCTATGCATACTTACCGGCACTTGAAGGGCACTCATTTTGATATAAAGTGGGCGTCCTTTTTGCTGTCTTGGGAAGCGTGTTCTGGCTTGTGAACGCAATAATCTGAGCGTTCTCGAGCACAGAAGTTACTAATCTACTGGCCAGACGATTGTAGAAAGGACTCTCAAGAGGATGAGCGCGACGATGACGGAGGCTATCGATGCGGCAACAATACCGAGCACGCTTGGCCACTTGACGTCAGGGTTTTTGCGCAGCTCATCTTGGCAGATATAAAGCGTAGCAATCTGCGGGACGATAAGGGCGAAGAAAGGGATGCTCAAAAGGCCGACGATCAT